ATTCTAGTTGAATGAGTTTAGATTCTATCTTAGCGATCTTCCGAGAGTTGTGCTTTACTGAAGCCTTCAATAGTTTCATCCATAGTTTTAGTAACTTCTTTTGCAGATCTTGCATTGATGTATTTAACCTCCTGTATAGTTTCTGTAATAACTTGTAAGTCTGTGTAGAACCATTCGTTTTTATGCGTAGAAACTTTAGAGCGCAAGCATTCGTGTATGATAGTCTCTGCGTTGTTTCTGTTATCAAATGCTTCTTGGTACTCTAGCACGTAGTCTCTGTGCGGAGAAGATGTTTGGTAGTTATTTAACCTATCCTCAGATTTTACAGCTTTACCTACCTTATACCAACCCTGCCATGCCTTGTTACTAACAACATACACATGGCCTTCTACTGTCTTGTTATCTATCTCTGTGTGGCTCCAAGCATCATCCAACGTTTTGTATCTGCCAGGTTTCCATAAAGGATGCGTCTTGTTAACTCGTTTACCGTTAAGATACATGCGGTGCTCTGCATCATAGACACGCCAACAATCTTTACACTCACCCTGTACTCCGTGGGCTTTAGTGGAGTTTTTATAAAAGTATGTTACGGGGTGTTCTACACCACACTTGTTACAGATTTTTGTTTTAGTCACGAGATACAAACCTCACCATGTCTAGGGGGATTTGATAGAAGTATTCCCCACCTGCTATGTACTTATTCGGTACTTCAACAGGAGTCAGTGTTGCCACATCCTTTGACCAAAACATCGCAGCCTTGGTCAGATTCATATTCCATATAAAGAATGTAGTAAGCGTATTGAAGAACTTTTTCTTACGTTCAGGTAGCTGTACGCTATCAAACGGGAAGTCCCCGTGTTTCCATAAAGTCTTCACCTCACACTCGGCTAACCACTGTCGTCCTTTGTGGGATACGACTAAGTCTTGAGCGTAGTCATCGGGGTTCGGAATAACCGAAAACCCCTGTGACGACAAAAACTCAATAGTTGCTTCACGAGCAAGGGCATCGTACTGTTGGTACAAGCCCCTATTGAATTGCTTTCTTAGCCCTGACAAGCTACGCATTCTCCATCTTCAAAGTCTTTCAAAGCTTGACGCTGTACTTGTGTACCTACCTTCTCAGCAGTAACACCTGCTGACGTACGTAAATAATACAAACCTTTAAGTCCGTCAGTGTACGCCTTTTCGTGTACCAACCGATAGTACTCTTTATCTGTACCTGATGGGAAGAATACGTTTACGCTTTGGCCTTGGCATATAAACTCTTGACGAATAGCTGCGTGTTCTATTACCCAAATCTGATCTATCTCAAAAGCGGTACGGAACACTTCTTTTTCTTTGTCAGTTAAAAACTCTAAGTTCTGAACAGAGCCTTCGTCGGCAATAATCTTTTGCCAGACAATATCAGTATCCATACCGTAAGCTTCAAGCACCTTAGCTAACGCTTTGTTTTTGATAAGGTGAGCACCTGCACGAGTAAGATGGGTATAAGCATTAGACTTAATAGGCTCAATAGAAGAGCTACAATTACAGATAATGGAACTGTTAGCATTGGGGGCAATCGCCAGAAGATGGGCATTACGCATCCCCGTACCTTCCATGTCAGGAGCCTCCCCACGTTCTCTGGCCAGTTGCTGACTTGCTTGGACTGCTTCATCCTTAATGTACCTAAACATCTGGTAGTTAACACCCGTAGCTTGGATGCCCTTCCACGGGATGCCGTTATTCTGCAAGTACCCGTGGAATCCCATAGCTCCTAGACCGAGCGAGCGTTCTCTTTCAGCACTGAATTTAGCTTTTCTAAGTTCTTCTGGTGCATTGTCGATAAAGTATTGGAGTACATTGTCAAGGAATCTAACCAAGTCTCTAACCATTGGTGTTCCTTTCCAGTCGTCGTACTTTTCGAGGTTGACGGAACTGAGGCAACAGACTGCTGTGCGTTCTTCACTTGTTGGGAGGTGGATTTCATTGCAGAGGTTAGAGCCATGAATGCGCAATCCAAGTTTTCTTTGGCTTTCCGGTAAGCCTCTGTTGGCTGTGTCGATAAAGTTAAGGTAAGGACTGCCAGTTCGGAACCTAGTTTCAAGTATTCCGTGCCAAAGCGTTCTAGCATTGATTGTATCTCTTGTAGTTCCGTCATGAGGGTCTCTAAGTTCCCAGTTTGCGTTTGCATATACTTTCTCCATAAATTTATCGGTGATATTCACCGCATTAAAAATGTTAAAACATTTCCGATTGAAGTCTCCTCCAGTCGGTTTTTTAAAGCTAATAAACTCAACAATGTCAGGATGACTGACATCTAGATAAGCCGCATAGCTACCTTTTCTAGTACGCCCTTGCTTCCAAGCAGTCATACCAGAATCGATTACTTTAAGGAACGGGAGTGGTCCCGGTGCTTTATCACTAATACCACGTACGTCAGACCAGTGCCCGCCAACACCACCACCCTTTACAGAAAGCCAAGCAACCTCTTCAGGGTGGGTAATAAGGGAATTAAGATTGTCACCAATGTAAGATAAGAAACAACTAATAGGCAAACCCTTACTGGAGCCTTTGTCACTTGGAGCATTACTAAGGACAGGACTAGAGAACATAAACCAATTAAGTGAAGCATAATCGTAAATACGTTGAGCAAACTCGTAGTCCCCATAACAATACGCCTCCGCAGCCCTCGCATACGCTTCTTGTGGGGATTCCTCCCACGGAAGCATGTAGTAATCTTTCATGAGGGCCATACCCTGTACGGATATTAGGGAATCACGTGATAGGTCAATCTTAACTTTCACTGGCCTGTTCCTTGTAAATGTTGTAAGTCTTGTTAAAAATGTGACGAAGTTCTTTCGCCGCTTGTTCTTCTTCTGCTGAGAGTTCATTGGCTTCTACCATACGTAACATCTCTTCAGTGAACCCGAGTAGTTTGACCAGTTGACCTTCTGGCAACTTAATCTTAATCATCTTGCGAGTCAAAACGAAACTCCCCTCTAGCAATCATACGATCTATAATTGAATCTAAGTACCACTTCGCTTTCTCTAGGTCTTCACGGCCATTCTTGAAAGGAGCACGAGTAACATACTCCCACGCAGTCATCCACTCGTGTGCGTCTTCGTACGGCATGACAATACCATCTGTCATAAGTTTTTGAAGCAACGCAATGCGTACGTCCTTAACTTCTAATCCGTCACGTAAGATATAATGCTTAGGAGAGTTAACCATATCCACTGCAGTAGCACGGTTGTTTTCATCTATTACAACGGACATAGTATCCCCTGTATCTAAATCTGTCAGCGTAATTACATCGTTTTCGTATTGTGCATTTACTGTTTCAAAAAAAGATTCGTAATCATCCTTAGACATCATGCTTCTCCTTTCGTATCCATACTTAATAGCTCAAGCTGTTCATCACTCAAGTTATCGTAGTATTCTTGATCGGTTTTATTAACTATAAAGTCATAGGGTCTATTACCCTTCTGTAAATACTTAACACCTTCTGAAAGTATGTTGTCAACATCGGTTTTTAATAGACTAATCATTCCCGCCATAAAAAGTGTCAGTATCTCGTTGTTGTTAAATTCGTTGGTTTCATCTTCTGGGTATATGCCACATGTAAAGCACGGTATTCCATCATCGTCTAACCGCATACGAAAAAACGCCTCGCCTTGCTCCAAGTCAACAGGTACTCTACTCATCAAACCACTCCTCTGGTATAAGTTTATCTGCGTACAGAAAGCCGTGTTTAACACACCAATCCGCATAGGATGTTTTAGAACCTTTACGAATCTTTGCTTTAGAATTGGAGAATACAAATCGTATATCATAATCTGTTTGCTCCTGTATCCATAGGTGCTTCTTGCGATCTTCTAAGGTGAACCGGCCTTTTGTTTCAACCACAATACCATTAGGCAAGATAAAATCAGGAGTATACGTTCGATTAATAGCGGGTTGTATAAAGCTAATTCTTGAAGATGAGTCTTCGTATTTAACACGAAGACCCCGCTTTTTGATTTGATCAGCAACAGTTTTTTCCAAGCCAGATCTATATCCATACTTCTTGGCCGCCTTACTGAACGTCATCGGTATACACCGTGTAGTATCGCCAAGGCTTATTCTTAGCTTGAGAAGCCGCTACTTGTCTATACTGCAGGGTAGGCCAACATTTAAACTTGTAATCGCAGTACATACATTCCTTAGCAATATATTTATTGCCTGTAGGTTTACTGCGAAACGTCTCTTCTATCTCATCAAAGCAACGCTCAAAGTCTTTGTCAGTCGCAATGTAGTTAATCGTGTCTTTAATAACGCCTTTGTATTCTTCACTGTAAGAGTTGTCTGCTTCAACAAACTTCCACTCTCCAGTAGATTTATTGATTACAATCCACCCACCGAAGGGCATTCCACTAGCGTTAGCGTAGCCGAAGCCCTGAGCGACATACCCAAATGAATCGTCGTTCTTGACATCTTCAAAACTTTTGAATTTATGCTCAAAGGCAAAAGGAGAAGCGGATTTGATATCCCAGACTTTGCCGTCGATGACTACATCATATTCGCCCTGGATGGACACATCGTCATCAAAAGTAAGCTCTACCTTTCCGTGGTAGGATTCTACTGGTATACCCGCACTTCGCATCAAAAGCAAGGACAAGACTTCAATTGTGTCACCGAGCAACATTTTCATAATAAAGTCGTACGAAAACGCTTGTCCTTCTTCTGGATGATTCTTTTGAAACCACAGTTGACAGCGAGGTCTTCCTGCGTTTGACATGCGTACAGTAAAGTTGCGTTCATTATCTCTAGTGAACTGTTTAACTAACGCATTCCGGAAGTCCTCACACGCTTGATCTATCAGTGTATCATCAACGGGGGGAGCTTCCCCCGCTGACAACTTAGACAGGTACTCACGTATCTGAACCTCGTATTGATGAGGTATTTCAGACATTAAGATGCCTCATCAAAATCAGAGTCTAGATAGCCTTCTACTTCAGCAACTATTTTCTCATCGTTAGAGTCTGATTGCTTTGAACGTAAAGCATCATTGTGTTTACCAATAATTCTCTTGTTCTCAGCGTTAACTGTTTCTAATATTTTGGACATAAATGCAAAGTCTTCACCAGTGATTTCACGGATGTTAGACATGTCTGGGTGCATCTCAATAACAAAGTAATTGACAGAACCCCGCTTCTTACGAACAGTCTTAATTACACTCTCAACCTGTGTGAACTTCAGACGCTGAGACTTAGTTGCTTCTAAAACAGCATTAAAGGCCATGAAGCTTCCGGTTTTCATGCGGAACAGGCAAGGTACATCCTTGACCTCAGCCTTTGTTCCATCTGCCAAAGTAGCGTCTGCAATCGTGACAGTAGAGTACAAGTAGCGGAAGCACGTAACACTACGCCACTTCTGCTGTGTCTCTTCATCCATTTCACGAAGGTCTTTCGACACTGGCTTACCACAGCGTACCCCGCCTTGCTCATCAATAGGCTCGTCACCCGCACGATGGATGATAGTCTTATTGACTACCGCCTCTGCTACAGGATCGTAGTTAAGGTACTGCATATAGTCAGCATATACACGTACACGAACATCCTTGCCGTATACTGTGCCTGTTGACAACGTAAGAGCAAACGCTCCTTTCTTTAGTTCGTTGCCTTTATCGTCTTCCTCTTGATAGTTTACTTTTAAGATAGGTAACAAGTTTCCTGTGGATTCCTGTTCGTCTGACTGTGGCTGTTGCATACCCATTGCAGCCAATAGTTCGTTTTCAGACATTCCATTATATAGTGCTACTTCATTCATAAATAACATTTCCATTTAACCAATTTGATCCACTCTTTATCTCGATGGCGAGTGGAATTACCATATCATAATTGTAACGCACTGATACTTCATCTGCAACATTTTCCATCGCATCAACCAAAATATCTTTTATTACATCTTTCTCGCCTGGATACACATCCACAACAATAGAATCATGAACTGTCAGTACAAGTTTAGATTTGACACCTGCGCTACGCATTAACCTAGATGCACGAATACACGCAATCGGTACGATATCTGCGGTAGCAAACGATTGTACTGGGTAGTTAACAATCTGTGTTGCATAGCTGATTCTTCCGTTAGACTTACGTTCTACGTTGGGCCAGAAGAACTGTCGTCCTGACGGCAGGGTGACTGTTCCGTCTTTGAGCACTCCTCGCTTGAGTATGTCGTGCCAGTTTGAGAGTCCTTCGTAGATGTTGAAGTATTCTTTGAAGTACTGTTGAACATGTGGAGCCTCCTGCGCCCCCTGACCGCCGTAGAGCGGCGCAAACGTATAAGCCTTCGCCTGTTGCCTTTCATTCTTAGTGATCTCCGTTATAGGCTTCTCATTAATGATGGCGGCAGTCTGCTTGTGTACATCCTTACCCGTCATGATGTCATCATATATTTGACCATCTTTAGACAGTTCACCTGCTACACGAAACTCTAGTCCACTGAAGTCAGCTTCCATAATCTCACCGCCTTCAAATCGAGAGACGACACATTCACGGATAGGGAACGTACCGCCTCGTGGCTGATTCTGGAAGTTAGGGTCTGATGAGGATAACCGGCCAGTCGCAGTAATGCACTGGTTAAAGGTAGTGTGCAGTATGCCGTCACTGCGTGTATTACGTCTCATACCACCACAGAAAGACGACAGGTAGACGTTTAGTGCATTCAGCCTACGCATACCTTGCAAGAACTCTACAGCGTCTGTGTAGCCCTTACGTTGAGCCTGACCGAGTAGAAACTGAAGTGTTGTTTTATCTGTAGAGAAGCCGGTGGCAGCCACATCACGCACAGTAGAAGGTACAAGCTTAAACCCTGCAACACGATCTGTAGGGCTGTAACATACTCCTGCACCATTACATATTGGACATTTTGTACGATTCTTGTACGGCTTACCATCCTTCTTGATCTTCTGCGTAGACCCGATGCCATTACAGGGTGTACACCGTTCAGCTTTTGTGCGATACACAAGACTGGCGTTATCTTTTACAGCCTTAGAAAACTCTTTGGGGGACATGCGAGGACGAGGTAAAGGCTTGCCTGCCTTGTTTAATCCAATGTTAAATACTTCACGCCACTTATCACGATCAGAAATTCTACGTGAGTAAATGACTTCCGACAATTGAAACGGGCTGTTCAAGTTGATTGGGGTATCTCCCATAACTGAACTTGCTAGCTCATACAGGCGAGTCTGTAGTTCATTGCGCTCAATGGTGAACTTATCTTCTACCTCATTCAGCTTGTCCATCTCAATATAGATGCCGTTACGTTCCATCTCTAGCAACACAAGTAGCATCTCATTCATCATGTCACGTACTTTACGCAAGCCGGTGAACTCAGGCTTACGGTAGTCGTGTAACTGTGATTCGTACACTTCAAGACATGAGGTTACGTCGGCACGTCCATACTCCTCTACAATGCTTGGGTCCATTGCTTCGTACCCAATGCCTTTCTTAAATGTCTGCTCCATCAGGTCAGACCGCTTCAGTGTCACCTTACGTCTCTTAGCAGTCTCTTCCAATGACAGCAATGTCTTTTGACCACGAGCCAGTATGTATTCCCCAATCATAGTGCAGTACACGTCACAGTCCACTTGGAATCCTGACTCAGTCAACCACAGCAGATCGTACTTGGCATTGTGGGCTACCAGTAAATCTGCTTCATGTATAGCTCCTTGTACAGCTTTATGACCTATACGTGAATCAACGTCCAAGTCATTATGCTTAAAGAAATAGTACTCTCCCTGTTCTTCACCGAGCCACTGAAACCCACAAGACACCAGATAGTTATCTGGATTGAACGGACTATTGTCTAATCCCTTCTCTGCCTTCTGGACTGTTGTTTCTACGTCTAGTGCTAGAACCTTCATCAGTCTACATACCTTGAAAGTTTAGGTTGAATCTCACAAATTACTGTGCCGTGCCATCCGGTAATCTTGTTCTTACCGACTGTCAAGTGGCGGGTGTAGTCTGGCTCATCATCAATACCTGATGTGTCATGCTTACCAATACCGATGATGATGTCTGCCTCAGCAAACTTACCTGTCTTACTACCCTCCATCTCTGATGGATTAAGTCGTGTGTTTCCTTCCGCATCCGCACTGGCCTGACTGATTGCAATGAGTGCCGTGTTGTGCCGTTTGGCAATCTCACGGGCTTGGGTGTAGATCTCTCGCAGTTTTTCATCGGTACGGCTAAAGTTACCAAAGACCTGTACCTTATCTAGCTGATCTACTACAAGTATATCTGGCTTGTGGTTCTCACAGTACGCATCAATCTGCTCGATAGACACACCCTGTGCATCGTACATATTGACGTTGTCATGAATGATACGCCATTCGTTAGCAACAAACTTAGGGTCTTCGTAAATCTCTTCTTTCGTCACACCGGTAAATGAAGACATAGCACGTAGCATTGTACGTGATGCTTTCTCTTCGTTGACAAAGGTATGTACGCTTGCACCTTGTTCAGCAAACCCTTCTGGTCCATAGCACAGGGACACATGGGCTGCGGTCTTACCTGTCTCTGGTCTTGCAAATAAGATCATCAGTTCACCACCGGCAACCCCTGGAATCTTATCCCTCAGTGCTCTGACATTGAACGTCCATCGGGTATCGTCCTCTGTCTCTTTGAGCAATTCAAACACATCTTTAGTACATGGTTTGATATCAATCTGAGGTGTGAAATCTTCACTTGTCTTCTCAATAAGTCTCTTAATTGATGAAAGATCATGGATCAATCCGTGGGATATCTGCGTTCCAATGTTAGCAATATCCCTACCAATTTCTTTCTTCCAGACACGAGACAGTACTTCTTCCGCAACAGAAATAGAAAGAGGGGTAGCCTCCGCCAACTCACGTAGTAATATTCGTATATTGTCTTTCTTCGCACGTGTCTCTGCGGGGTTATCGACTTCGTAAATTTCAGCCACATCTTGAGGAGTAATGTCGTCATCAGTTATCTCGTGTGCTCGTACTATGCTTTTGTAGATGGGTTTATAGTCCGAATCATCAAACATTGAATTTCGGACTCTGTGCTTATTGCTTTCATAAAATTCTTTATTTAGTAGAAGTTGAATTAGTTCCTTGTTCATCTATATCTCCCTTTGACTTTTTGCCAAATATCCTATCCCAATTGTCAGCGAACTTTTTGTCATCCACTGGGCGTTTCCAATCTCCCTTTCCGTACGCAGGGCTATTCTTCTTCTTGGGCATACCACACCTCATCAAAATCATAGGGTTCAAGTTCAGACGCAGGAAGGAATTCTGCAAGAATTAAATCGTATGCTTCAATGCGTCTACTGATCTGGAAGGCGTCTTCCTCTGGATCATTCAGCACAAAGATAGAACGTTTACCTCCTGCCTTTGTATCTTCATAATCGTCAATCATTCTCTCACGAGATTCTAGTAATCTAGGCACGAGATAGTGTTTATCTAACTCGTCCTTTAAGTTATGAATTATTTCATCGGGGACTTCAATCTGTTCAAGAATTTTGTTTAAGTTCATAATCTTCTCCTGTTCTGCATCATTCTTGTGGATCACTGCCAGGATACACGTACTCAACTACATTGTAGTTTTTTATTGCATCTTCTAAGGCAGCACAATGAACAGCCGCAGGTATTGGTTTATCCTGCTTAGGTGCAAGGTCATCCATCATTGACTTCCACTTATCATACCCAAAGGTATCGTCTGCCATGTCAGCTTCATTAGCTAGGAAGCAAGCCCACAAGTAAGCGCACTCGCCAGTCAATCCAATTTCATACCCGTATGGGCGTTCAACGTAAGGTACTTTACTCATTTCTTTTTCTTCCCATAAAACTTCATCCAACAATCAGCGCAGAGATACTGAGGCTCATCGCCTAACTTTGCATCTGCTTTCTTATTGCAGTGATCACATTTAACTTGCTTTTGCATTACTACCTCCCCAAGGTTTAGTAATCATCCAGTGGCCTAATGGTACAGGACCACTCCACTGAATTTCAAATGGGTCTTTAGTTGTCCTACCACCAACCCGTTCGGTTCTCTTCTCTAAGCCTAGCTTGTCTCTGTTCCTGCATAGAAATTGTGTAATAGCACTAGGTCTACGCTCCAGTATGACGGCTATCTTGTTAGAAGACACACCCTCTTTCCAGAGTTTAACTAAGGTGTCTACATCTTCTTTAGTCCAAGTACTTTGTGGCATTAAGTTCTCCTTTGGTTAGTAAGGAGGGATAGCTTGAAGGATACGGGTAGGGTTTGTCAACACATAAAAAAGCCCCTCACTAGGAGGGGCATCCACACAACCAACTACTTGGTAAGCAATGACCTCACAATATCGGGAGTAAAATACTTGAGGTCATCTGTTAAGAATAATAGTTCAGTTGGTACGTAGTCGTCAAGCCTTTTCTGTAATTTAATTGCCTTCTGGGATGCATCTGCATCTAAAGCCACAATAACTTTGTCAAAGACACGGAGTTGCGTAATGTGATGATCAGACAGTGATGTTCCTAACAGAGCAACGCCTGTGTAGCCAGACGCAAACACAGTACAAGCACTAGCACAATCTTCTACCAATACGGCAGTTCCTTTCTTATCCCCACACACAAACATGAGATCTTTCCTTCTGTCGTAACGCTTCCATTTAGGTAAAACACCTTTTGTCAGTGCCCTGCCGACTGCACCAAGTATCTCTTTGTTATCATCATAGATTACAAACACACAACGATTTTCTGCAATGTCGTACATGACATGAGCATATCCTTGATCTATTGCATACTGGATGTTTAATTGATCTATGTAATCTCTGCATACCTGTCTATCAAAGCATGGAAACACTGTGTCAGGTAGGCGTAAAGGTGTATTTTGATGGGAATTGTCTGGGGTTTCACCGTTAAGGAATGCCTCGATACTGGCAATACTTCTACGTACAACCTTAGCTCCTTTAGCACCACAGCTTGCTTTGTAGCAGTTGTACAAAATTTTACCATGTTTGCGGGACACAGTGAAAGTCTTGTAGCCTCCACATAGGGGACATGAAACCCGCTGCGTCTCATCATCACGAATATCTAGATCAGATATAAATTCTTGTAGATTCACTATTGACTTCTCCCAACACACTAAACTATAGTGCGTACACTACCTGCTGTTAAGCAAACCGTCAAACAAAAATCTTGTACACCTTAAAATAGAAGCTAAAAATCTTGTACACCCTATAAATATAAGCTATCAAGCATTTAAGCTTTACACCTATCTATAGAAATTATCTATCATACTCATAGACATGAGCTATCTACCACAGCCATCCAGGCTAAAGTCTAATAGACTAAAGTATAATACTAAACGATCTTAGTACCCCTTAGACTTCACCTGTCGCTAACACAAAGGGAGAACGACAATGATTGAACAGAAGTGGAAACAACAAGCAACTGACTTCTTAAAAGGTAAGACAGTTAGTGCCGTACGTTATATGTCAGCGCATGAGGCTGAAGAGAATATGTGGGATCAACGTCCATTAGCTATCTTCTTTGATGATGGATCGTTTATCATTCCTATGTCTGATGATGAAGGTAACAATGGTGGATCGTTGTATACATCCTCAGAGGAATTACCAATCATACCGGTGATGTGATGGCTTACGTAATAATACTTGTAATCGTGATTCTCATTAAATTAGCAATCGGGAGAAACTAAAAATGAGATATGTGTTTAAAGAAATCCCTAACACTGATGAGGGTAAGCTTCTTCTCAAATTGATGAAGAAGTATTTCAATCGTGACACTTACACTATGCGTGTTCGTGGTCAGTACATGAACGATGAAGCCAAGAAGAACTGGCGTAAATATGAGATGGGACAACCCATCAAACTGTCTACTCACTTACGTGTTTACATAGAGGAGAAGTAACATGGCAACATTAGTAATGAACAATGGCAAACCATATATTGAAGACGTATGGAATCTAGACGACTTCCGCAATGTAGCTGAAAGGTCTGATACTGAAGACTTCACTGATGAAGAATTGATTGAAGCAATGGAGATGGTGGTTGATAACTTTGATGCTAATTACGGCATCACATGGAGCACTGTAGAGTCTGCTCTTGACTGGATAGTGTGGGAGCGTAATCGGATTGAGGAGTCACAAGATGCCTAATAACACAGATGTTCGTGTGTACATTGATCACACAAGTAAATCCCGTATTGATGATATGGAAAATATCTTCAGTAATGGTTATCCATTTAATATGATCATCCCAATGCCTGACGATATCTTACGCCACAATCTTACGGCTGAGGATCGTGCAAAATCTGAGGGACGTAATTGGTACGATTGGTGTGTTGCGAATTGGGGTACAAAGTGGGATGCGTACAATGTTAGTGTACAGCGTTTGTCCGATACATCTCTGTACGTGATGATGGAGACAGCATGGTCACCACCGATTCCAATCTTTGAGAAACTGGTTGAACTAGGCTTTGATGTGTCTGCCTATTACTTGGATGAAGGGTATATGTACATCGGTCAATTTGAGTGTGGTGAAGATTTTTACTTTGACGTGAATGAGGAAACTCCCTACAATCTCATTGATGAGTTTGGAATTGAGTTTAATGAGGAGTGTTAAGAATGTGTACTAAGCCATTGAATGTATTGAGTTTGTTTGACGGTATGTCATGCGGACGAATTGCGTTAGATCGTGCGGGTATTCCAGTTAATGCCTATTACGCATCTGAGATTGATAAGTATGCGATTGAGATCGCCAAGAAAAATTATCCCGATACGATCCATCTTGGTGACGTACGTGGTGTGAAGGGTGATGACTTGGCATCCATTGATCTGTTGATTGGTGGATCGCCATGCCAAGGCTTTAGCTTTGCGGGTGGTCAGTTGAACTTTGATGATCCTAGATCTCAGTTGTTCTTTGAGTTTGTCCGTCTCAAGAATGAGACACAACCCAAGTACTTTCTCTTGGAGAACGTCAAGATGAAAAAGGAGTCTGAGGATATCATCTCTGAAATGCTTGGCGTGAAACCGATTGAGATCAATTCTAATCTTGTGTCGGCTCAGAATCGTAAGCGTCTGTATTGGACTAACATTAACTTTGATTGGAACATTGAAGATCAAAACATCAAACTGAAGGATATCATTGAGCATGGCATTGTGGATCGTGACAAGTCCCACTGTTTGGACGCTAATTATTGGAAGGGTGGAAACCTTACTTCATACTTTGAAAAGCATCGCCGTCAGTTGGTGTTTAGCGAGGATGGACTATGCCATGTCGGTATGGCTGATGTGAATGGGTACGATCTGATGAAGCGTGTCTACCATGTGGAAGGTAAAGCACCGACACTTAATGCATGTACTGGTGGTAATCGTGAACCCAAGATCGCAATGGATGAAAAGGTATGGCGTAAGCTCACACCATTAGAGTGCGAGAGACTACAGACTGTACCTGAAGGATACACTGAGGGTGTGTCTAATACGCAACGATACAAGATGCTTGGCAATGGTTGGACGGTAGACGTGATCTGCTGTATCTTTAATGGCCTACGTAATGAGGAGAACTTACAATGTGTAGCATAACTGAAATGGCTGAGAACTTACGTGAAGCGACTGCCATGTTGAGTCGTAATTCTGAATTAATGTCCCATCGGGATCTGATTACTTCACTCAAGATGGTTGAGGCTCTGTCTAGTGTTCTGAAGGATGAAGTAGATGAGATGACCCACATCAATGGATTGCATGAATTCTACCTTGCAAGATCAGAACACATTGATCGTCAGGATGGGTTGTACATTGAACTAGAATAGGATTATACTTCACTCACACAATAACTGAATGGGAGTTCACATTATGAATCTACGTAAGCGCAATGCGATTGTTAATGCTCTGACCAAAGCGGGTTGGGGTGCTGTCATCATGACCGATTGGGAACGTGATGGTGATCTTGCAATTAACTGTGAGGAGTATGTTGATGGTAAAGGTATGGCGGGTGATTACTACGCCTTTGATACTCCTGATACTGTTCTTTATGACGACTTCGGTACTAATCTTGAGATTGAGAAAATCTTGAGTAAGTATGGGTGCTATGCTGAATGGTATAACACCGCTGTAATTTCTGTTGCTGTTAAGTAGGGGGTGAACCATGACTAACTTTGAATCTTATAAGCATACTGTTGATAGCATCTGTAGTTTCTATTTTGAATTGGATGCGGATGAAATGAATGGTGCTTGTAACCTAGATGAAGTTCTAGGTTGGGCAAACTACGATGGTTTCTACCATTCTGTTAAGGCGTACATTGAAGTGAAGTATCCTGAAGTCTATCAAGCGCATTTCGCATGGGAGGATGACTAATGAATAATCCATACAGCACATATGTGTTTCAGTACATCAACGACTATGAACGTGATGCGGGTTTCAAACTGGAGCATGGTGAGATTGTAGAGTTTTCTGCGTTGGATGAACCAAGAGCATGGGATGAATTTGAAGCTTGGGCGAAACTTAAAGAGGAGCGTGTTGAGCTAGTAGAAATCATAGAGGTGTATCGTGATGAATAATATCTCAACCATTATCTTAATTCGTGAATTGGATCGTAGACTGTCTGATTGGAATAATGATCCTGATCCTCAGTACGATGGGTGTTTCGCCTATCTGTCAAAAGGTCAGACCAAGATGCTAGAATATAGCGTACAAGCTGTTTTGGCGAAGTATTCTAAAGCAGTTATTGAACGGGTGATCAAAGATGATCCTGATTTAATGGAATTGTATGGAGACCAATTATCATGAGTCGTACGCAAACATTATTTGAATACGTGACATCAGGTGACTATCGTGATCCTGACGCACCTACAGTCGCTGTAACCACAGAACTATTGGAAACAGCAGTTGAGTATCACATTGAGAACTTGTCCGCTTCTGAGCGCAGAGAATTGCTAGAGAACTATGTGTATGAACAGTGTGTAGATAATTGGCTGAAGCATAAGAATGCTGATTATGCTCAGAGCATTGTTCAGGAGTTTATTGATGATCATCAGCCCGAATACTTTGGTGATTAAAATCTTGTACACCATTAAAAGCTATAGGATAAAAATCTTGTACAACCTATAGAAGCTAAACCACAAATTTGCTCCCTCATTTCCCCGCCATCGTGCGGGGTTTTTTTATGTGTACGCACCCCCTCCCGCCCCGATTTTGCCCTGGATGAGAATCGTTCGCATTACGATTACGATTTGCAATGTAATAAAATTTCTCAGTTGAAACCGATAGCAGCGGACAATCGAGTCTAGGTTTTTGATTGGTTTTTACTATTACAAATCTCTACCGATTGATTGGTATACTGTGCCTACGCCAACAATGGCGGGTTTCATTAAACGGGAGTAGATGAAAATGGTTACAAAAGAACAAAAGAAAACAATGTCCGAAATTGCCAATCTGATCTGTCAGGCTCGCAATCTAGCGGACGAACTACAGTCGGAATTGTTTGAGTCTGATTTGGATGATCTGTCTTACTTTTTCCAATATGACGTACAGTTTGAATTGGAAAATATAGAAACAGCAGTAGACGAAAAACTGGAATCTCTTTCTGCTGATGACTCACAGTTTATTGATCTAGGGAGTAAGTAAAATGAATATCGTTAAAGTATCCAAGATGTCCGGTAAGCTTTCAGGCATTCCGGCAATCAACACGAACACTGTCACGAATGAGTTCTGTATCAAAATGAAAGATACGGACTCAATTTGTGGTTCTTGCTATTCGCATCGCATGTTGAATACCTACCGGAAAAATTGCCAACCGGCTTTTCAGTTCAACTCTGACATATTGAGTAAATCCGTTTTGATAGAGGATTTTCTACCGGTTATCAATTCCGCATTCTTTCGCTTTAATGGCCATGGTGAATTGATTAACATGACTCATTTAATCAATCTGGTGAATATCTGCAAAAAGAATCCGCACACTAATTTTGCTCTTTGGACAAAACGAAAGGATCTTATTAATAAATTGTTTAAGTATTCCGATTCGTATCATCCACCAAAGAACATGATTTTGATCTATTCCAATCCCAAGATAGATTGCGTACGGATTGAACCACCTAGATACTTTCACAAAGTATTTAATAACGTTTCGCATGGTGGGTACAAAAACGAAAACTGTACCGGTCAAAAATGCATGGAATGTTTGGCCTGTTACAAAAAGGATTCTGGTATTGATTCAATAATTGAGAGAGTGAAATAGTATGTTTAAAATCTGGTTACCGATTATCGGTTGGTTTTTGTATGTAACTGTCTTTTGGATTGTGATCGTTATTTAACCTGTAAATCCTTCCCTCTTTGCCCGTCTTTATGGCGGGTTTTTTTATGCCTGTTTTAACCTGACAACAGGTAGGCTTTTTTGTGTACACATTAAACAACACACCACACCAGTACTAAAAAATCATATTGCATAAGTTTTGTGTATTGAGTTGTCGGCTGCAGGGAGTCCATAAATAAAACCAATTGATACCAGGATTCTAATAAATTTTAACTATGGGTACGATTACCCAACAGCTAACCAATAAACAAAACCAATCGGGCATATCAAACGCTTGTGAACACCAATAAAAGCAGAAGAACAGCAAACAAAAGAGATTTTTTTAAAAATCGCACCAAGAAGCCGAGCGCAAGCGAGAGCCTTGCCCGTAAGGGTATGTGACAGGTGGGGGTATAGGGATAGGGGTATACCACGTATACAACGGATAGGAATTTAAGGTAGTCAGATTTTAGACAGATTTTAAGCCAGTACTGTGACTAATTACTGCTGTTTAGTCATTGCGTACAAAGCCTAAGTACACACTACGGAGCGTAGCGTAGTAGCGGGGTCAAACGTACTAAGCTATAGGTATAGCCTCTGGAGTAAGTTTGAATAACCGGTTTCGGTAAAACTTGTTATATCCACATTTTGTCTATCGTCAAGACTTGTATCTATAGTTATTTTCTATTAGACTAATAGTTCCCAATTAACAAAGGGTATCGCTATGACAAAGGAATAATACATTGGATAACAAACGGCCTAGCTCTGAGCATTTCTTAGAGTATTTTTACGATTACGTAGCAAACGAAAAAACCCCAGACATGAATATGCTCCCGCACTCTGACCTATTCTACATACGTGCAGCCCTAGAGCATAAGTTCTCACCAAGACTATTTACAATGGAAGAAATACGTATATTAGTTGAACAAATTTACAATATAAAATACCCCAGACCATCTAAAAAATTATTGTGAACTATTGACAAATTATCGTTTGTGCCTATACCACCGCCTATAGTACCACTAAAGGTTTTCACTTTTACTATTATTAAAAGAGCTTCACAGTGGTTACTCAACTTGTAGGCGGAGTATCTAGTGTCGGTGCAATACCGGCCTCCGCCTGCTACTTTTTTATAGAGAGGAATTTAAAATGGCATATTGTCCAAGTTGTCCAAACAAAGCAGGTTGTAAGGCTGCAGGTAAGTGCGCTAAGACTGGTAAGAAATTAGCAATGAACGCAGGCGGTATGGCTAAGAAGAAGCCTGCTGTTAAGAAAGCTTACGGTGGAATGGCTAAGAAGAAGAAGTAATCTGAATGACCATTGCAAGAGATAGTCGTACAAAAAGCTACATTGACGATGCAACCGTAGACGGTACTGCAGTTACTTTGTACACCTGTCCTTCAAATTGTAAGACACACATGTCTTTATTGTACATAGGTAACAGTGGGACAGCCGCTTCAGATATTCAAATAAGTTGGTATCGTGCAGAAGATACAGAGACTCACCAGATCATCGCAGGTAAGAATTTAGTGGTAGGTGATTATGTACAGTGGTCTGGTGCATTTATTGTATTAGAGCCGGGTGACAACATTACCTTTACTCCCAGTGCAACGGGTGGCGGTGCAACTCCTCATATTGACTGTTTTTGTACAGTAGAAGAATTCTTCCTACCACAGCAAGCAGGACGAGTGTAATGAAAAAGAAACACCCCATGAATGCTGTGCCGATGGCTAAAGGCGGTCTTTATGAAAATATCCATGCCAAACGGAAGCGTATTGCGGATGGGTCAGGAGAAACAATGCGTAAGCCCGGTAGCAAAGGCGCACCTACGGCCAAAGCATTCAAGCAAGCCGCAAAGACAGCAAAAAAGAAAAAGTGAGTAAGGAAGAATGGCTACTACAAAGGATGTCGAACGTTTACCTTCAGGCCGTATTAAGTATCGTGGAGAAACCTTTTCTGGATACAACAAGCCAAAGAGAACGTCAGGAGGCTCTAAGAAATTTGCGGTTCTTGCGAAGAAAGGGGACCAGATAAAGCTTGTACGCTTTGGTGATCCAGATATGGAAATTAAAAAAGATAATCCAGAACGCCGTAAGAGTTTTCGTGCAAGGCACAATTGTGATACGGCAAAAGATAAATTCAGTGCCCGCTATTGGAGTTGCCGCAAATGGTAATGAACGTTAAAACCTATTTAAATCCTGAGCGTAATTACTCAGACAAACAACTATCGTTTTTAGAGGCAATGGCAGGTGACGCTCATGGCAATATTAATTTAGCGTTAAAGATGTCAGAGTACGGTAACGTATCTGCACGTGACGTTGTTCCGTATTTGCAAGATGAGTTGATTGCTATTGCGGAGCACATCTTAGCATACAATGCTCCAAAAGCTGCATTCGGTATGGTAGGGGTGTTAGACGATCCTACAGCACTAGGTGCTAAGAACTCAGTTGCTGCGGCAAAAGAAGTTCTAGACCGTGTCGGTATCGTAAAGAAAGAGAAAATAGAAGTATCGTCAGAAGATGGCTCAGGATTATTTATCCTGCCTGCTAAGAAAGAGGACGATGAGTCTTAATTACGACTTCATAGAAGATGAAGGGCTAAGGGGTATCGCTGAAGAGCTATACCCTGAATTCGTTATACGAAGTCCCAGAGGTAAGGCGTACCGCCCTTACTTGTATGACAGAATGCCGTATAAAGACCAAGATACGGGCAACGCTGTATACAAACTGCGTACAAGTGATTTAGAAATTTTTGTTAAAGCAATGGAAGGCGCACGAAGTGGTGTGTCTTATCGTAAGGTAGCAGATTATCTTGTCTCTGAAATTGGCGCATCATGCTCTTATCAAAAAGTAGCTGAAGAATTTAAGCTTATTAAGGATAGATTACCTCAATGGGCGGAGACACAGGAGAAAGTTAATAACTTTGCCGGCGAAAAGCACTTTACTAAAAAGCAAAATGTAAAAGAAAAGGCTAAAACCAACAAGAAAAAACAACTTTCACGTAAAATGCGTGAGATGGAGCTTGAACTAAAGCGTATTACCGCTGAAGAAGCCATTGAAGCAGGTAAATTAAGCGAACAAGATGCTCAGAACATTGAGCAATTTGTAAATGAAGGTGGAAAACTTAAGTCTGACAAACAAATAGAGGTTACCAAAGAGAATTTAGAGGCTGAAGAGCAACAAAAAATTATTTTTCAGCCTAATAAGGGTCCACAGACGGACTTTTTAGCATCAGTAGAGCGTGAAGTGCTCTATGGAGGTGCTGCAGGAGGTGGTAAGTCGTACGCACTGCTCGTAGATCCTCTCAGATACGTCTCTAACCCTAATTTTAATGGTCTACTACTACGTAGACGCTCAGATGAGCTTAGAGAGCTTATATGGAAGGCTCAAGAGCTATATCCGAAGGTATTTAAAAGCGCAAGATGGTCAGAGCGCAAATCACAGTGGACGTTCCCTAGTGGAGCGAGACTTTGGTTTACGTATTTGGACAGAGAAGACGATGTACTGCGCTATCAGGGCCAAGCCTTTACTTGGATCGGGTTTGACGAACTCACTCAACACCCTACTCCATTCGCTTGGGACTACATGCGTTCTCGTTTGCGTACTACAGACTCTAATCTTCCCCTCTGTATGCGAGCTACCACGAACCCGGGAGGTCCAGGACATGGTTGGGTTAAACAAATGTTTATTGACCCTTCACCTCCCAACAAATCGTTTGTCCCTCGTGATTTAGAGACAAATGAAGAGTTAAGGTTTCCTGCTAACCACACAAAAGCAGGCGAACCTTTATTTTATAGACGGTTTATACCGGCAACGCTAAAAGACAATCCGTATCTGTATGTAGACGGAATGTACGAAGCAAACTTGTTGTCAATGCCGGAACAACAACGCAGGCAGTTACTAGAAGGTGACTGGACAATAGCAGATGGAGCGGCTTTCCCTGAGTTCCGTGTCCATTCGCATACATGCGAGCCATTTGAGATACCGCATAACTGGAGAAAGTTTAGATCTTGTGATTACGGGTACAGTTCGTTTTCTGCAGTGCATTGGTTTGCAATAGATCCTGCATATGAGACTTTATACGTTTACAGGGAACTGTATGTCTCTAAACACACTGCACGAGACTTAGCTAGAAAAGTGTTGGAGCTAGAAGCAGGCGAAGACATTAGCTATGGGGTATTAGATAGTTCAACGTGGCATACACGAGGACATACTGGGCCTTCAATTGCAGAAGAGATGGTTGCAGAGGGTTGTCGATGGAGACCATCAGATAGAACAGGTGGTTCTCGTGTTGCAGGTAAAAACCGATTACATGAACTACTAAAAATAGATGAGCAGATTGAACAGCCATCTATTATTTTCTTTAATGATTGCCGACAGATCATTGCAGATCTACAAGTCATCCCTACGGACCCCAAGGGTACTGATGACATAGATCCAAGATATGCATCCGATCACGCATACGATTCTGTACGGTATGGGATTATGTCAAGACCTAAGTCAAGAAGTTTATTTGACTTTGGCAACGATTTTAATAAAACAGCATGGAAACCAATGGACCCCGTTTTTGGGTATTAACAGGTGTATGAATGGCAATTGTAGATAAACCGGAATTTGATACCGATGAGGTAATAGCTCTAGAAGACTCTAGAGAAGAGGCAACCGATGTTGAGTATATGCCATTTGTTAGCATTATTCAAGAAAAGTATCAACGTGCCAAAGACCGCCGATTAACTGATGAACAACGGTGGTTGTTATCTTATAAGAACTATCGTGGAATCTACGACGACTCTACGCAGTTTACGGACAGTGAACGTTCTCAAATTTTCGTAAAGATTACTAAGACTAAAGTTCTTGCGGCGTATAGCCAAGTAACCGACGTATTATTTGCGGGGAATAAGTTTCCAATTGGTGTTGAAGCTACACCAGTACCTGAAGGTATTAAAGATACTGTACACATTGATGCTGCAGTTCCAGATCCCCTCAAAGAACTATACGACGAAGTTAACGTAGGTTATGCAGGTGATGGGAGAGAAGTTCCTGAAGGTGCCGTTACTGCTCGTGACCTTGGACCTATTGCAGATAAAGTTGCCGGTGCCGAAGAAGCGATAAAAGCAGGGCCAGGAAGCACACCAACAGCGGCTATCTACGAGCCTGCTAAAGAAGCAGCTAAAAACATGGAGCGTAAGATCCATGATCAGCTTGCAGAGTCTGACGGTACAAAACATCTTCGGTTTATGGCGTTTGAGCAGTGCTTATTTGGTACAGGCATTATCAAAGGACCGTTTGCTCAGGATGTTGAGTATCCGAAGTGGACAGAGGACGGAGAATACGATCCTGTAATTCTTACACGCCCTCGCATTGAAGCAGTTTCTATTTGGAACTTCTACCCAGACGCTGACGCATATTCTATGGACGAAGCTGAACACGTTGTGTATAGGCATCGTATGTCTCGTTCTCAAATGCGTGAGCTAAAAGATCGTCCAATGTTCCGTGACGAAGCTGTAGAACGTGCGCTGATGGCAGGAGCCAACTACACAAAGGAATATTGGGAAGATGTTATTGACGACGCAAACTCTGTCAGTGATATTAATCGTTGGGAAGTATTAGAGTATTGGGGATACATTGATACAGAGTTAGCTGAAGAAGCAGGTCTTAAACTGCCACGTAAAGCTAAGAAACTCGATCAGATACAAGTTAACGCTTGGGTGTGTGGTAATCATATCTTGCGTCTTGTAATGAATCCATTCAAACCTACACGCATTCCTTTTTATGCAGCACCTTACGAATTAAACCCGTATTCTTTCTTTGGGGTTGGTGTCGCAGAAAACATGGAAGATACACAACATCTCATGAATGGTTTTATGCGTATGGCGGTAGATAACGCCATACTTTCAGGTAACCTGATCTTTGAGGTGGACGAGACGAACTTAGTGCCCGGTCAGGACTTGTCAGTGCATCCCGGTAAAGTCTTCCGTCGTCAGGGCGGTGCTCCGGGGCAAGCACTATTTTCTACTAAGTTCCAGAATGTAGCGCAAGAAAACATGATGCTGTTTGACAAGTCTCGTCAACTAGCAGATGAGTCTACTGGTATCCCTTCATTCTCTCACGGACAAACAGGTGTTACTGGCGTAGGCCGTACAGCATCCGGTATGTCAATGTTAATGGGTGCGGCTGCACAGAACATTAAGACTGTCGTCAAGAACGTCGATGATTACTTGCTGTCACCATTAGGTCAAGCAATGTTTGCTTTCAATATGCAGTTTGATTTTGACCCAGAAGCAAATGGCGATCTAGCCGTAATTGCCCGTGGTACTGAATCCCTCATGCGTAATGAAATTAGATCTCAAAAGCTCATGCAAATTATGCAGCTAGGTGCTAACCCTGCAATGGCTCCAATGATTAAGTTTGATTACATCTTGCGTGAGATTGCGGCTTCTCTAGACCTAGATGAAGATAAGATCGTCAATGATCCACGAGAGGCTGCAATACAGGCGGCACTGATGGCTCAATATGCCCCTCAGCCTTCACCAGAAGGCGCACAACAGCCGCAACAAGGTCAGGAAGGTGTACCTACCCCAGATAACCAAGCAGGGCTAGGAGCGGGTGCTATGGGGCCAGGAAACGCACCTGAACCGGGAGCAGAGGGATTTAGCCGTCCTGATGCCGCAGGACCGGAGACTATGCAATGATTCAGTTTGATACTGCCCGTAAGCTTCTAGCTTTAGTCAATAATAAGCAGAACATGGAACGGCTAGAGGCTTACGTGGTGGATCGCTTAGAGTTCTTGCATAGGGAACTAGAGTCTAAAGACAACATGGTGGACATTGGCCGCATTCAAGGTCAGATCAGAGAAGTCCGTAGATTACTCACTCTCCAAGATGAAGCCGTGCAGAAGGCTGAAGAAGGTAAGCACTAATGGCAGAAGACAAACGCCAAGAACTAGAAGCTCAACTTGAAAGTGGCTTAATGTCCCCTGACGAGTTTGATGCTCGTATGGATCAGTTAAATCTTGAAAAGTCTTTTGAGTTACCGGAAGGTGATGTACGAAGTGACATACTTCCTATTATTTCCAGACAAGATGAGACTGCACAGGGCGGTAAGTTTTTAGATATAGGTACTCCAGGATTTATCAAAGATGCGATTGTTCGTGGAGGTGAGATTGTAGCCGATCTACGTTCAGGTAAAACTCCTGATCCTCAGACTGTCACTGAAACCGCAATGGATATCGCAGGTACGGGTTTTGGGTCTTCTGCAGTTACCGGTGTTGGTGCAGACATTGCGGGTACTGCTCTAGGGTCTAATGTTATATCAGCAGGTTCACGCTTTGGTAAAAAGACTCCACAAACGTCTTTTGGAATTGGCGACAGAGTAGCACCTCCTGATGACAGACGTTCAGCTAAAAACGTTAAAGATGTGGAAGGTAGGGTTGCAGACTTCCACAGTGGGACGAATGCAAAGGTAGATGATATTTACGTAGGTGAAGACGGAAAGACAAAAGTTGTCGTCCGCTACATGAAAGATACCGACGAGATTGATCCTGAAACTAACACACCTGTATTTGAAGAAGTTACTCAAACCTTTGATGCAGACCAAGCAGAAAAGGCGGGGTTAGAGACTTTAGTTAAAGGTAAACAACCAGAAATCATACCTGCCAAAATTTTTGACGAAGAGCAAACCGAAAAAGTAAACAACGTGATGTTCAAAGATTACTTTTTTGATACCGACGAAGACATTGATCTAGGTAAAGCTGTTGCGGGTGTTCTTTATGAGGCAGGAAAGTTTGACGACATCACGCTAGGTAAAAAGTTTAAAAATACCAACGGTGAAATTGTTGAAGTAATTGATTTTGATACCGTACCCGCACCTTATCCCACTAAAGAGTTATCAGGTAAGTCAGACCGTATTTATTTTGAAGTAGGTTTAGACAAACCATTAGGTGTACTTGTTCGCTACAAGAACTTAACAAAAGGCACTGAAGGCAGCGATGTCTTTGATAACTTTAAGGGCGGTAAGTACGAAGAAGTTACTGGGGAGTTAAAAGCTGTTGAACAACCTAAGACTGGGTTGATGGCAGATGATCTTTCTGCGGCAGAGCCTTTGGAAGTAGGGTTTGACGAAGCGTTAGCCAGTGGTAAGTTTTTAAAGAACTACGATAACAACGTTGCGACAGAGATGGCAGAACGTGCAAAGACTGCAAGAACTGGTGCCCGTGGTGAAACTGATTTGCTTATGGCTGATGTTCCAGAAGGTACCAAAGTAGGTGTTCGTGTTAATTTAAATTCTAAAATTGAAGGAATGCCAAAAGGATTAGATAAGTTGCAGACTTTGCATAAGGGAACTTACAGCGGAAAGGCAATGTCTTATCAGCCGTATGTTGTACTACGAAACGTAAAGTTTAACGTTAGTCAGCCAGGAAGAACTGGAATTGCTGCAAATGCTAAGGGTATTGATACACCAGAAGCCAAGAATAAATTTCCAATATCTAGCGCAGACGGAGAGTATGTACCTAACGCCAATCTTTTAGAAGGCAATACAGATGATTTGGTAGAGATTGGTTTTAATCCCGTGGACTACCATTTGTTTTATGACTTATCTACGGGGCAAGCCGTAAAGAGTGCTGACGAAGCAATGGTAATTGGGGATCGTGTGTATGCACGAAATCTTGAATATTGGAAAAAATCAGAAGCACCTGAACCTAAACCTACTAAATCAGGGGTAGATGTTCCTTCAAAGGTTCGCTTTAAAGAAATGAATGTTGGCGGTTTAATGCTAGATGACTATAACAGGGTTGACACATGACTAAAACAGAAGCAGGCGAAAAAATGAAGAAAGAGAACCCTACTAAGGCTCTCCCAGAAGAAGCAGACATCAACAACGACGGTGAATTCCAAGAGTGGGAAAAAGCTCGTCACGAAGCCATTCAAGCAGCTAGAGCATCAGAAAAAGCTGAAATGAACATGGGTGGATTGATGCAAGACGGTATGGGAATTATTGTAGGCATTGAAGAAACTTCAGGTAATGAAATCCCTGCGGGTTCTAAGCCCGAAGAAGTGGCTGACGACATTCCTGCGGTGTTATCTGAAGGCGAATACGTAGTACCGGCGGATGTAGTACGGTGGCATGGTGTTAAAACCTTTGAAAGCCTGCGCTGTGAAGCAAAGATGGGTATGGGTCTAATGGCACAAGACGGACGTATTGCTGAAGTTGACGCAGATACAAAAGAGCCTGAACAAGAAATAGAAGAAAAAGACAAGCCTAAAGTTGAAAAGGCTGAAGTTAAAGTTGTCGAAGCGGCTGAGGGCGTATCTGTCGAGCCATTCTATCAACTAGATTACGTTACAGACCCAATCACTGGTGCCCCTGTAATGGCGTACGTTGATCCTGCAACGGGACAACAAATTAGCCAAGAAGAGTATCGAGAAGAATTAGCATCTCGCTACGATCCAGAACCGTACCTGCAAAGAGAAGGTTTGCTAGAAAAGCCCGAAAAAGACACAGAAGAAGAGCCTAAGAAAGACGAAGAGGCTGACGAAGAGATTACTACGTGCCCTCCTGGTATGTCGTATAACCCCACCACAAAGATGTGTGAGCCTGACGAAGATGGTCAAATGCCTGAATCTGAAAGTCTGTTTGATCAAACTCGTGACATGGCAGAAACACTAGGTGCCACTTACGCAGATGATCCAGAAGCTGCATTAGAGCGAGCTACCAGAGAAAACAAAGCGTTAGGTGTAAAAACCGCAAGTGGAGCAGGAGCTATTTTTGGAGCACCTGCACTTGGCGTTGTTATCAACGAAGCTGTTCGTTATGCCGATGCTGTTGGTGCTCAACGTGCATTGTTAGGCCGAGAGCAGTATCTAGGTGTGAGCGAAAATATCCGTGGCGATCAGATAACTGACGGTACTTTCGAGTATGCCGGTCCACAAACTTATAACTTTACAATGCGGGACGACGGAACAATTGAAGCATCTACTGGCGGTGCCCGTATTTCCGAAATAAGTACAACTGCAGATGGTAGAAATTGGGTTTCTGATTACACCCACGTAGACAAAGATGGTAATGAGATTGATCCTCTTAAGGATTTTGATGCCTTCTTAGAATCCATCGGAGAAGCTGACGAAGACGACGATCCGTATAATCCTTCGGATGTAACTGCCGGACCTAGTACACCCTCTTCCGATAAAGCCACCACGGATGCTCAAAGTGATGCAGCAGCGGGAGCTAATTACGGCTCTGACGAAGAAGACGTAACTTCTGGATATGAAAAATTAGCTAAAGGCGGATACGTCTCTCGTAAAAACACTCCACGAACAGCAATGATTAAGTATTAAAGGATATTAACAATGGCACGTACTGAAGAACAAATGACTGAAGAATTAACTGGCATGGCCGCACCGGCAGAAGGTATGCCAATGGAAGAAGAAGCTCCAGAGATGAAGTATGACATGGAGTCTATGGTAGGTAACTACCTAGATATGGAAGAGTCCGACAGAAAGAAAGTACTTTCGTTAGTCGCTTCACCTGTTACACGTCTTCTGGACACACTATTAGGCGAACCTGTATTAGAACGTTTCTCTATGCAAATTGAAAAAGAAATCCCTGCAGGAGAGCCAATGGCAGAAGGTGAAGCAGAGCCTATGCCAGAAGGTGAAGGAATGATGGCACCGACAACTGAAGAGGAACCTGCCCCTTTAGTATAAGGCAGGACTATATGGGCTACCCATTAGGCCCCCAGAAAAAGGAAACTCACAATGGCAAAGCGTTATTCTCGTAGAGAGGAAGAAGAAGTAGAAGTGGCTGAAGGAGAAGCTACCGAAGAAACCACCAATGTAACACCTGAAGAGGAAGATACCTTTAAGAAACGCTACGGAGATCTTCGTCGTTACATGCAACAGACTGTAGAGTCTAAAGACAAAGAACTGGAACAGTTAAAAGCACAGCTAAGGGATAAGCAAAAAGATGAATTCACTCTTCCAACATCTGAAGACGAAATTGAAGCTTGGGCTACAAAGTATCCAGAAGTTGCTAAGATCGTTGATTCAATCGCTCAAAAACGGGCTAGAGAAGCTTCGCAAGAAGTAGAGCAAAGCATGTCTGACCTTCGTAAGATGAAGAGTCAGTTAGAGCGTGAGAAAGCAGAACATCAATTAAAAACTATGCATCCTGACTTTGACAATATCAGGACAAACAAGAGTTTTCATGAATGGGTGAAAGTCCAACCTACTTACATCCAAGACGCACTTTATAAAAATGAGACAGATGCAATTGCAGCCGCAAGAGCTATTGACCTTTACAAAGCTGATATGGGAATGATTACAGAAAAACGTTCTGACTCTCAGCTTGAAAAGGAAGCGGCTACTGCAGTGGCTAAGTCTTCTAAGAATTCTCCTTCTGCATCACCAAATGCGGAATGGAGTGAAAGCAAAGTTGCTAGTTTGAAGCCTTATGAGTACGAGAAGTACGAAGATAAAATCTTAGAGGCTATGCAAAGTGGTAAGTTTGTTTATGATATGACTGGTGCAGCACGATAAATTTATTGTTTAAGTATTGACAATATCTAAATATTAACTAAACCAGTGATATTATTAGTGATGGCTGCAGCCCCTTATGGACAACCTGTAGCCTTCACATAATAAAGATTACAACCGTGGTTAGAATACCTTGTAAGCGTGGCCTCTGATTGTAATGACTTTGGCCGGTCATGTCAATCCCAGACACCCACAGCAACCAAGCCTCTATAATCGGTCAGACGTAATCTATTTAAAATAGACATTGCCTGACTATGAGGAGAACTTATCATGGCATTTCGTTCAGCTGCAGGATATGGAAACTTACCTAACGGTAATTTCTCACCTGTAATTTATTCCCAGAAGGTACAAAAAGCCTTCCGTAAGTCTTCTATTGTTGAAGACATCACAAACAATGACTACTTCGGTGAAATTGCTAACTTCGGTGATTCTGTAAAGATCATCAAAGAGCCTGAAATCACTGTTAAAGAGTATTCTCGTGGTACTCAAATCACAGCGCAAGATATCGACGACGAAGATTTCACTCTTGTTGTTGACCAAGCGCACTACTTTGCATTCAAGATGGACGACATCGAAGATGCGCATTCGCACGTTAACTTCATGGACATGGCTACTGATCGTGCAGGCTACCGCCTCCGTGACCAGTTTGACCAAGAAGTCCTTGGCTATATCTCAGGCTACAAGCAAGCTTCATTGAATACTAATGCTAGCGCAGTCAACGATCAAGTAGCAGGTTCTGTTGCTGTTGACACTGCAGGTACTGATGAACTGTTGGCTTCTATGAAGCTAGACGCTACTGACTTCTCTTTGGACGACGGTGGTGCGGCAGTAGCAGGTGAAGCGATTCCTCTGAAGCCTCGTCTTCCAGGTGTCACTGCAACTACAGATGACGATATCTCTCCACTCCAATTGATCAATCGTATGGCTCGTCTTTTAGATCAGCAATTCGTTGATACAAATGGCCGTTGGTTGGTTATTGACCCTGTCTTCATGGAGCTTCTCCGTGATGAAGATTCACGTCTGTTCAACTCTGACTTCGGGGAGAACGGTGGACTTCGCAATGGCTTGACTGTTAACAACTTGCACGGTTTCCGTGTCTATGTTTCTAACAACTTGCCAGTAGTTGGTGGCGGAGCGGCTCAGTCTAGCTCTACACTTCAGGCTACAGACTTCGGCGTTGTCGTTGCAGGTCATGATTCAGCAATAGCTTCTGCACAGCAGATTGCTAAGACTGAAACTTACCGTGACCCAGATTCATTCGCAGACATTGTCCGTGGTATGAACCTGTATGGCCGTAAGATCCTTCGTCCAGAAGCTATCACAACTGCACGTTATGTAACAGCAACTGGTGTATAAGGAGATAAACAATGGCTAAATCACAATCCTTGCTTTCACAAGCAGTCATGGTTGAGAAGGAAGTTGAGCTTCCGACTACAACTGGAACAGTCACAGGTCCATCTGTAGGAGCGGGTACTCTCGTTCTTGCGGCAGGTGTTGAGCTAATCGACGCTATGGATTCTGCAGACTATGACGTTACGGTCACTGATGGCACAACTACTTTCATGGCCGCTACTGCGGTAGACAGCGGTTCTGCAGGTGACTTTGCTTTTGGTACTCAAACTCAGGGTATCGTGGCTACAGCAGACACTATCGATGTAACAGGTACAGCAACAGCTTCTCCTGCGGCAACAGTAACGGCTCGTGTATGGGCTATCGTTGTTGACGTAAATGAAGCGACGGCAGGTGCCGATGAAGTTGATCGTGATCAGCTAGCCTAATGAGCTTGGGGGCTTCGGCCCCCTTTCTCTTCTTTTCTTTCATATAGGAATTTAGAAGCATGGCAATTACAACTGCTATCTGCAAATCATTCAAAGAAGAGTTGTTAGGAGGTGTTCACGATCTGGACACTGACACGCTCAAAGTTGCATTGATTAAAGAAACACCAACAGGTACATACGATACCAATACCGCAAATTATACTGATGTTACTGGTAATTCTGATGAAGCAGTCGGAACAGGTTACACAGCAGGTGGACAAGATTTGGACAGTGTTACAATCAGCTTAGATGGCACGACTGCTATTATTGATATTGCTGATGAAACGTTTTCTACCGTAACTGTCTCAGCAGACGGTTGCATTATTTATAACTCTTCTC